CCGCCGAGCCGCTCGCCGTCCTTGGCCATCTGAACCATCGTCATGCCGATGGACACGCCGCGCCCCTGCTCGGCGTTTTCCCAGGTGTAGGCGTGCAGGACCGGGTAAACGTAGCTGCCCGAGTAGAGGTCGTCCTTCTCGTTGGCCGCGCTGACGGCGCGCGAGAACAGCGCGGGCTGGATCTTCGTGGACGCGCGCACGAACCAGCAGCCGGCAAGCTCCTTGTACTGCTCGCCCTCCTTGCTCCGGCCCTGCTTGCCGTCGCCGTCGAGGATTGGCTGCTTGATCAGTTCCTTGGCGAGCAGGTCCTTCGCCTTCTCGGCGCCCCACTCATCGCTCGCGGCGGCGAGCACGGCGGCCTTGAGCGCCGAGATGTCGGCAGTCTTCGGCCAGATGAAGTTGCAGTCGTAAGAGGTCTTTTCCGACCCATCCGGCCGCTTCTGTGTGCGCGGCTTGAATAGGTGAACGTAGGAGGCACGGGCCAACGGAGCCTTGAAGTCGGGGGAACGTCCGGTCATGTCACAGTCCTTCGTCGTTAACGGGGGTCAGGAAAAGTTGCGCAGCCGAGGGAACTTCGGGCCGCACGGTCTTGGACTGCCGGACTAGCTGTTTGCCGGCAGCGGGCACAGTCGAGAGACCCTCGACTAGCTTCTCGTCGCCCTTGCCCAGCGCCGCGCGGATTTGCTTCGGCGTCTTGAGCTTGGGTGCATTCTGATACCTGTCTGGCGTCATTCCCGCAAGGTCGCAGGCGCCGATGACGGTGGCCTCCACCCCGTCTTTCCACTTCTCGCGGCCGACCTTCTCCACGAACACGTAGCCGGGGATCGGCGTGCCGCGATCGGCGACGCGCTCGGCGTGGACGCGCACGCTGTTGAGCCAGTCCTGGATCATGTCGGCATGGTCGAGGATACGGGCGATCTCCTCCGGCGACAGCATCTCGGGCTGATACCGCTCCGGCACGGCGTCAGTCGCGGTTTCGTCCTTGAACCACAGCTTCGCCTCGGCCTCGGCGACCCGGGCCTGCTCGGGGCAGCGGCCGGACATCGGGCAGAACTTGCAGTGATCGCCGGCCGTCAGCCACGCCCGTGACCACTCGTCAAAGTCTCCTGCCTCTTGCGCAACAGGGAGCCATTCGAGTGCGTCCTGCGCTGTCGCCCACGCTAGCCGAAGTTCGTTCGTCCAGTCGAAAAGCTCCGTGACGTGGATCGTCTCCGAGCGGATACGGCCGTCCTTGTGCGGGGCCCGGGGCTGGACGATGGTCGAGCGGACGTGCTCGATGTCCAGCCCCTGGTTGGCGAGGTAAGCGCCCACCGCGTAGGTGCGGGCCTGCTTGTTGCCGATGGCCTCCACGACGACGCCCCGGCCGCCTTTGAGGTCTACAACCTCCAGCAGCTTCTGTACCGGGAAGTACAGAATCGTGTCGGCGGTGCCTCCGGCGTCAAACGGCGGCTTCAGCGCAGCGAGGCTAAACCGCTGCTCGAACCACGACGTGACGGCGTTGTCGGTGGCCTGCTGGCGGCGCACGTAGTCGATGTAGACCTGCGCCGTCTCGGCAAGCTCCTCGTCCACCTCGACCGAGATGACCTTGGCCTTGACGACGCGGCCGATCCACTCGATCGCGTCGCGCCCGGAACGCAAGCAATCCTCTGAGACGGTGTGGCAGACCGTGCCCCATGCGGCGGCCGGGCCCTCCCGGTCCTCGTGTGGCACGGTCTGCGAGAGGGCCAACGATCCAGCACACGCCCACAGGCGCGCACTGGCGGAAGCTGACCATGTGGCGTGCGGCCTGTCGGCGTGGCTGGACTGCATAGCTTATTTCGCTCCTTGCGTTAGCGCCGCCTCGACCTCAGCCATCGACACGCAAATGTCGGTAGCGAGGAGCGCCATCAATTCGGGCTCCTCCCCGTCACGGGTGAGAATGATGCAGCGTTTGCCTTGGCCGCAGAACCAGCCTGCTTCTAGGTGTGCGCTGCGACCGCACGGCAAAACCAGAAGGCAAGTGTCTGCCCACTGCATTCCGCGCAGATCGTTGAGAAAGCCCCGCGCCGCAATCGGGTGCGTCGTGAGCAGTTCGCGGTAACGAACAGCCGACCACGTCTGCCAGTCTGGATCGACCTCGCTCCAAGCGAAGCCTGGTACGCCATTCGGCGGACTGCGAAAGTCGTAGACCTCGTGGCCTACGTCTCGGAGGCGCCAGACGACTTCGGGCTGTAGCGCGTTACGCCAGGAGGATGCGACGTAAATACGAGCCATCACGCCACCTTGGCGCGGTTGTTCGGGTTGGTCTCGACGGCGGTCTTCACGAGCCGAGCCACCGCATCCACCTTGTCAGCGGGCACCTGCGAGAACGCCGCGAAGCCGATGATGCCGGGGATGTCGGACAGCGTGGCGTCCATGCCGTAGGCGTCGGCGTACGCCTTGCCGAAACTGCGCATGTCGTTCACGTCGTAGACCGGCTCGGCCTTGGCGGGCTCGGCGGCCTTCGCTTCCACGACCTCGGCGGCCTCGTCGGCGGCGTCCTGCGCGACATCGGCCGGGGCCGGATCGGCGGGCGGCTCGGCCTTCACCGCGTCTTTCTTCGGACGGCCCGGACGCTTGGCGGGCTCGGCCGCCTGCGCAGCTTTTTCAGCGACGTGCTGATCCGTAGCAATCTTACCAAGCGTTTCTTCGTCCGTCGCGAGCCGATACTGCACGTCAATGATCGGCCGGAAACCGATAGCGGCAAGAGCCTCCGTAACTTGCTGTCGATCCGACTTGCCGTCGGGATGAACGATTGTCTCGATGATGATCTTGATCACTGTTCGACCTTTCGTATGGACGCGACCTTGCGCGTCAGCACCGCAGACACCGGCTCGTCAATCGAGCCAGCGAGCGCGGCAATCCTCACGAAACAGGCGCAACCCTGCGCAAGGTTCGTGACCCGTAGAGCGGCCTGCTTCATGTCCTTGGGCGTGAACGACGCCTCCACGAAGATCAAGTCCCGCGAAACCGATAGGTCGATGGCTTCCCCGGCCGCCGTGATCTGGCCGATGAACACCTGCGAGCGGTTGCCCTGGAACGCTTCCAAGTTAGCCTGCCGCATGGCCGGCGACGTGCTGCCGTCAACCACGACCGGAATGAACTCGGCAAGACGCTCGCGAAGCGTTTCGATGGCCTCGCGGTGCCAGCACATCAGCACCACCCGGTCCATCTTGCCGTCCGCAAACTCCTCCTTCACCACGTCCGCCACGAGGTGCGCCTTGGCGCCCGACGTGAGTCGCCGGAGCGTCCCCAAATGATGCTCCAAGGTGTCGGTGGTCCCCGCCTCGGCCGCGTCCAGGATCTCCTCGATGCTCGGGGCGTCCTTGGCCGCCGCGAGAAGCTGCCGCCGGGTGATCGCCGTCGGCTCCAGCAGCAGCGTCGAGTAGATCGGCTGCGTGATCCCCACGTCGGCCTGCGTCCGACGCAGCCACAGCCCATCGAGCCGCTCCTTCAACTCCTCCTCGTTCTTGCCGCGCAGCACGATCGGCTTCATCTCGCCGGCTACCCATTTGTGCCGCACCACGCAGTAGCGGTGCAGGAAGGTGTCTTCGGTGAAGCCCTTCACGCGCTCCGGCGCCAGGGTCGAGAGCATCGGCCACAGGTCGAAGGGCGAGTTCGGCATCGGCGTGCCGGACAGGCACCACGTCGGGGCGCGGGCGGCCATCGACATCGCCGCCTGCGTCCGCTTCGCGCTGTAGTTCTTCGCGTAGTGGCTCTCGTCCAGCACGAGGCGGTCGGGCCGGAACCGGATCAGCGCCTCGGCGTGCGCGGTGATCGTGCTCCACGCCACTACCACCACGTCGGTGGTCTCCTTGATCCTGTCGGTTGCTTTGTAGAGAATTTGCACTTTGCGGGGTAACGCTTGCCAATTCTCTACGTCGCGAGCAATCTGTATTCTGTTAGTCGGCGTCGTGACGACTACCATTTTTCGTACGAGAGCAAGATCAGCCGCCATGACGAACGAGCCGGTTTTTCCCACCCTCGGCTCAAAGGCCAACAGAATACCGCCGTTAGCGAGGAACATAGCGCCTTCTACTTGATGCGGATACGGCTTAATCACGACCGCGCCCTCGCTCAACTTTAATACCGCTAGGACGCGTCCAATTCTTGCCGTGCAAGATGTTCCAGACGAGACGTTGGCTGACGCCGAACTCAGCGGCGAGCTTTCGTTGGTTCTCTCCGCGTCGCGCTCGGATCGCGGTCGCCTTCTCGTCGGTCAGCTTTGCTTGTGTCTGCGCCGTGCCACGTCGGTGCAGCACCACCGCGCGGCGCCGACGCCACATGTCGTTCACGTTCTCCTGCGTCGAGCCAGGCACGAGGTGCGCAGGCTCGACGCAGCTTGGCGTATCGCAGTGATGGCGCAGGTCTTCGCACGTCCAGAGCACATGGCCTGCTGCGCGGTAGGCGAAGCGGTGGGCCTTCTCCAACCGCTCGCCGTTCCAGAACACGCCGTAGCCGTGCTCGTTGCAGCCGCCGAACCACAGCTTGCAGCCGGACATTGGCTCGGGGATGCACTTCGCTTCGAAACGGCGCAGGCGATCAGGCGTGAGCATCAGACGGTATGGTGCTGAACTGAGCGGGGATCGACAACGCGAGGATGCCGGTCGTCTTCGCCAACGCCGTGCTCGGCGTAGTTCAGCAGAAACCCTGCGCAGCAGCGCAAGTGCGCAAGGTGCGACAGGCCGGTCTCCGGGTCGAGGTCCTCGCCGTCGAGCCACGCCAGCAGATGCCGCATCGCCGCGTCCCCGAGACGGGACCACCGCATCCCCTTACGCCAGTTGTGTGCGTCGTACTTCTGCGCCCCGAACGCTAGGACGGCGGCCTCGGCCAACAGCGCCTCGCGCGGGATCAGTCCGAGTGGCAGCTTGCCCGTGTCATCTTTGCGCCCCGCGCGCGGCTCGTCGGCCGGAGTCGTGTCCTGCGCAGCGGGCTCCACGTACTCTGAAATGAGGTCAAGATAAGAACCTGGATGATCAAAATACCATCCGTTTTCTTGCCAATTGCGACTTACACCGCTCTTATACTCAAACGGATACTGCGATCCATTTTTAGTGTCGATTATAGGCCCGTAAACACCGCCGCCGCGTCCGTTATACTTCTTACCGTGCTCTAGCTTAATCGAACAGCCCGACATTCGTCTTCTCCTTCAGCAAAAATTGCTTGATCTGGTCGAGACGGCCGTACTCCGAGATCAGCGCAGCCTCCGCAAAGTCAGCCCGCTTGTTCCTGAAGTCCTTCGCGGCATGGGGCCACCGTCGCATGGCGATGGCCTTGGCGTCGTCCTTGGCGGCCTTGACCTTCATCTCGCGCTTCCACACCGTCGGGACGACGCGGACGAACGGGATGCCGAGGCCGACGAGCATGTACTCGGCTGCGGCGGCGGCCCGGCCGAAGTTGAACGACGCGGAGGCGCTTTGGCCCTCCATGCCGCCGACCTGCTCCAGGTACGCCACGTCCGGCTCCAGCCACACGATCAGGTCGCGCAACGCGTGCCCGTCCACCTCGGCCTTGGCGCCGGAGCCCCGGGTCACGTCGAGGCGCGGCATGGAGTGTGTCGTGACGTAGCCGGCGTCGTTGAGCGCGAGCGCCCCCTTGGCGCCCGGGTCGATCCCGAGCACCCTCACGCGAAGAACTCCCGCACTGTCACGGGACGGCAATGCTCGATCTCCAGGGCGCAGATCAGGTGCGGGAACCATGCCGCCGAGATCCGGCCGCGCTGGAACCACTTGCTGGCGGTCTCGTAGGGGATGTCGCCAAGCCCGTAGGCCGAGACCATCCGGGTCAGGTCGGCGGCGCCGTGGAAGTTGGCCTTGAGGAACCTGTCTGCGTCGAACTGCTTCATCGCCGCCTCCGTTGCCCCATAAACAGGACAATCAGTCCGGTTGTCCAGCCCTGCCGCAGATTATTTTCGGGTTGACGCCGCCCCGCAGCGGTGCCACATAGGCGTCACCGAGTTACGGAGATGACTGTGCAGCCGACCCTCGCCCGCGCCGACAACGGCCGCTTCTACATCCACTACCGCTCCGAGGGCCGATCCTGCCGGAAGTCCACTGGAACGAGCGACGAGCGCGCCGCACAGCAGGCGTTCGGACGGTGGCTCCTCGGGGAGCGTGACGTGGCCCCGGAGCCCGTCGGCGTCACCTTCGCCGAGATCTGGCCCGACTACGTGCACACCCACCGAGGCACGCCGACCGACCTGCGCCTGCGCGCTGTCGAGCCCCGCCTGCTCACCGCCTTTGGCGGGGCGCGGCTCAAGGCCATCACGCAGGTGTCGTGCGACGAGTACGCTGACAAGCGGTTCCTGGAGGGCGCGGCGCCCGCCACGATCCGCCTCGAACTGATCAAGCTCTCGGCGGCGATCAACCACGCTGTGAAGCTTGGCCGGATCGCGGACAGCGAGCGCAATCATCTGGAGGTGCCGCCGCAGCCGGCCGCGTCGGATCGGTGGCTCTCCAAACCCGAGGTCGCGGCGATCATGCGTGAGGCCGACGCGCGGACCCGGCTTTTCCTGTGGATCGCGCTCGCGACCGGCGCCCGCCGCCACGCGATCGAGACGCTCGAATGGGCGCAGGTCGATTTCGAGACGCGGGTGATCCACCTGCTCAAGGCCGGCGAGCCACAGAC